TGAACGATGTTTTCTATTTCATTTGCGATTGAATTGCCTGAATAATTCTTCAGCTTTTGCGCGCCCATGACATTGTAAACATAAGGCTTTGTGATTTGGCGAACGTTACCTTCGTTTTCTTCTTTAAGTGTTACCGAGTTGCCATCAAAGAAAACGATTGGAAGCATGCGGTAGTCTGTCTCGGAGTATTCGAGAACTTTGTTTTCAATAAAGACATATCGGCAAATGGTGTCCATCATTGACGTACGTTCATTGGTTACGACTGGAGGGACAGCCATATCATTGTCCCAATTTGCCACCTTTTCTTCAAAATCCTTTTCTTTCATTGTGGTGCCATCTGAAAGCTCTACGATTTTTACGCGATTTCTTTTCTTTTTGAAGTACTCACAAACGATAATGATTTTCTTTGCATCGCTCTTATATGACCAAGAAAAACCGCCTAATTCTTTTGTAAACTTCAAACTTTCAATTGGAACCTTAGGATATTGTCGTTTGAAGGTTTCTTCATCCATGGGAAAACATTCGTAGCAAAACTCACCATCTCCCTTGTGGGTTTCTTGAGCCAGGATATCCCAGCCGCACATAATAGGGTTTAACCGCTCAACATTGATATTCTGCCTGAAGGTGAGAGGATGGGCATAGTCAGTGCTTACCTTTGCGGCTGAATAGCCCCCCGTGAGCAAGTCTTTGATTATCTCATTACGCTGTGTCGCCTTGTCTGGGTCGGTCACAACGTGTCTCATGTGCGCTTCTACGAGTTCCACGGTGCCATCAGCCATTTCAAACTCATCATCTTGATGCACGCTAACAGCCGGCTCTTGCGCCATCAGCTCGCCAAGTAAACGGCTGATATAAGCTTCGCAAATGTTGAACTCGAGATTTGGCATATTCTGCGCTTGCAGAATGAGCGTTTCACCTGGACTTAAAGATTCTACTAGAGCGAATCGTCTGAATTTGCTATAGCGTTTCATATTTTCGGAGAAATAATCGTGAAATTCTTTAACGTTTTTTTGTAAATCTTGGAGTTCCTTCTGAATTTTATCAGAAGGTAGCTTAGGTGCGGGGGCATCTTCATAGTGACCGTTTGACATGATTTTAGCTTCCTGCTTTTTTCAGTCTTGTAAGTTCATTTGTTCGTTGCATTAAAAATGCTGCGCGAGAATCTTCCTTATCTTCGCGCTGATATCTTGTTGGCGGCACAAAATATGTTAAGGCTAGTGCATCTCCTGCGTCTGGAGAGCGCACGCCACGTTTCTTTGCGGCTTCTTTCCTCTCTAATTTTAGACGATTCTGACTATCAAACTCGTATCTGAGGCCGCACAAGTCCGCGTGCAGTTCGTCAGAGTCTGGGAGTTGACAAGGATGGTCGTCCAATGCCATTTTCATTAATGCCCAACATTCTGCCCGCTTGTTGACATACTTACTAGTGTCTAGCGGCGTAGAGCCGCTATTGCAAGAGATGACCACATCGCGGGAGAAGCCTAGCTCGATGAGGCGATCGTATACACCGGCGCCTAAGCCTACGGTATCGATTGCCATGATACGTGGATTTTCTTGTGTAAGAATTTTGTAACAGTAGCCTGTTACTTCCATTAAGTCTTTTTTGACATATCGTTCAAGGCCGAAAGCAACACGGCCTCGGCGTCTAATAATACAAGTGCGATCATCACCAAAGCGTGCCGGATCAACCCCAACAACAAGAGGGCCAAAAGGATCGCATTCAGTTTTGCGCGCTCGCATGACTGCGTCAGGGTGAATGTAAGAGTCTTCACCAGTTTCACTGAATGCCTCAACAGGCGTATTGGGATATTCAACACGAAAAAGCTTAGCCCCATCTGCATCCCCTACACTTAGATCGACAATTTTTAGTCGACGCCACATGATTTGTTCATTAGTGAGAGTATAGAATTCTTTTAGCTCCGCTTCCTCTTCTGTCGGCTTAAAATCCATCGGAACGCTGCGAAAATATTCTGGCTGCCAGAACCAAGGTACAAAAATGGGGATAAAGTCGCTCATGCCAGCTTCAGCCATCTGCCACTGCTCGAAGAAATAGTTGCCTATTCCGTTAGCTGTCGACTCCAAGAAAAGCTCAGTGTCAGCGCAACCAGGGACAGCCTGCATAATTCCCATAGCGAGTTCTCGAGCGTTTTTATAGTATCCGACTTCAGAACAATGCAGGTATTGTATTGTCGAAGATCGACCGACACCTTTATTACCTGCTGTTCCCAATCTATAGCCGGAATCGAGATCGGAGAAAACGAGCTCTTTTGCGTTTGAGGCGCTAGTATCTGGTCGCACCACAGATGGACAGTGCTCATGATATCGCTTAGCCATTTCGAATAAATTTCGAGTAGCGTCTTCTTCGTGCGCGAGAATGAAAGCTCTAACACCAAACCTGTGACTTGTAAGCCAGTAGAATCTTCCTTCAACGTACGTTGAGTTGTGTGAGACGAGTCCTTCGCAGACATAAGTTTTCTCGCTTGTTTGTAAATCAATTACGCGTTGCTGTGGCAATTCTTTAATTGATATTATTTTAGCCCATGGCTTAATTCCATCCTGCGCACCTTTTCCAGGTAATTCGTGACCTAAATGCCATTCATCTTTTGTAAATCGAGCTGGCCTGCAACGAGCAAACAATTCAATTAAGTACGGCATTCGATGCACATCTAACCGATGAACCGGTTTCTTGCCGAGCTTGCTACATACTCCACTTTCTCTTGAATCAATTACTTCTTTATAGTGTATTTTAATTTTATCAAAATAAGCTTTCATTCTATCAAGAACTGGCCCAGCTACCTGATGCACGCTTATTCTTTTTGCTCCAGTTAGTCTCGCACTCCCTTCACCATCAATTATTCCGCCCATCCATCCATCTTCGTAAGTATTACATTCGTAATTTGGAGGACGCGTTACAACCCTTATATAATCGCCAACTTTAAATTTTCCGGCCTCTCTCCATAATTGCAAACACCCTCCCCGCTGTTTGCATAACATTTTATGCTCTTTCGTTAGTCTTAATCTTGCGCCATTATCAAGAGTTATCTCTAGTATTTCTTTTCGGAATTCTCTTTTCGCTTCTACGATTGCAGTCTTAAATTTTCTTGATTGTTTTTTACCTGAATCAGTATTTTCATCGCACGCAACAAGCCTTTCGCCCACCTCTATATCGTGCAATGTTACCCATCTATAATCAGCCGTTAAAACTTTCATACCTGGCGAAAAACAGCAACCCTGTTGCCGCCCTTTCAAAATAATGGCGCGAACTTTTCCAGTTTCACGCTTTTGTTTTTCGACTATTTTGTGAATATGGAGTTGTGCTTTATTGAGCATGAACGGGTCAATGCGCCCATCTTTTGTCCGTATTTTTAGACAATTTCTAGCGTATTTTTCGTAATCGTCGCGTAATTCTTTTCTAATGCGTTTTGACTCATCCATGAGTTCACTTAAATCCTTTTATTTACTCCTCACATCCTGTGAAGATTTATTGTTTATATTGATGCTTAATTAATACTTCTGTTATTCCCATTAATAAAGCACTTCTCCTTTTATCTTTGTCATCGATATCATCCGCCTTAATGTGAGACTCTACAGAGTAATCTTCGTCCTCTAAACGAATAATATAATCAAAGTTATATACGTCTATAGGATGTCTAAAATGGTGCTCCAAAAGAGTGATTGTCGCTATTTTTTTCATTCTAATAAAATTCCTCAATTGAGAAGACACTTTTATTTTTAAAGATTATAAACCCCAGTCTTTTCGCTTCTGATTCTGCAAATTCCATATCCTTTTTATCTTCATTATCATAATTACTTGAGTAATCTTTTAATAAATGATTTTTGTACCACTCGAGTAAATCGCAGGCTTGTAACTCAATTATAGATAATTCTCTGCAAATGAAACACAATTTCTTTTCTAGCGATCTAAAATCTAAATAATCCAGCGCTGTAGAGATTTTTTTTATTATTATTCTCTCATCACTACGACTTAAACGCTCTAATGATTTCTCATCGCAAAAACAAGGCATTATTTATTCCCCATTTAATTTACCGCTCATCAAGAAGCCAATGTATAAAAACCCAAAATGAATAAAATATAATTTTAAATACAATTTGCCCAACAATACATCCAATCAGACAACCAATGAAAACATCCCAATTCATGCGGAGTTTCTCCTGATTGAAATCAGACTAGAAACTTGCTGCTCTCGTGGCTCCGGCGCTTCCATTATTGGAGATAAGGGATTTCTCCAATCTATGTTAGACCTGCGAGAAAACAAAGACAACGCCCTAACCTGTAAAACCTGCAAATCCAAGCGATTGCCGGTTAATGCGTTTCTTCTTAAATCATTTAATGGTTTAGACATTTAGTTTAATCATCTTCTTTTACTCCGAGCATATCGCATCAAAAAAAATCTCTAACTCTCTATGTATTTCAATTAAATTGTGATACTCATTTTTATTTCTAGGCGTTCTTTCTAATTCCTTAATTACATTCTTAATCCTAAATAAAACTTGATGCTCGTTAAGCCACCTTGCATTGCTTTCAGCTAAGCTAGCGCTAATTATGCTCATTATTATTTATCCCGTAAAAAACCTAATCTCTATTTGTTCGCCAATTGCATTACTAATCGTATTACACAGCAACCGTGACGCAGGCAAATTAATCATCCTCGCGTCAGACTCTTTAATCTTGAACGACCACACTTTCCCCTCTATTGAATGCAGAACGATAGCGTCGACGAACACTTTAAGCAGACCATTAAGTTTGTTTAATCCGCTTACAGCTTTCCATATTTTCATATAATTTTCAGTGTGCACTTTTTTTCTCTTCTTGACTATCAAAAAAAATCTTCATGAACCCTATAGAATCTTTATACGTTTTCATTTCTAACCCCATCATGATAATCAGCACAATCTCGCAGTATTTTGAAGAATAAGTCTTTATCAATTCCATACTCTTTATATAAATTGCAAATACAATTTGTTAAATTGCTCATTGTCGCATAAGGTAACCCAATTGCAATTGTTTGCCTTTTCTCACCATAATTCTTTACCGTAACAACAACAGACGATTCCTTTTTACCGTCAAAATCATTAATCAATCGCATTGCTACTTCAAGGCCAGATTCAACTTGATCGGCTGATGGGTTATTTATGATTCCTTTTTTTGATTCTATATTCATTTTTATTTAATCTCATCGGGACAATTTGAAATAAAAGAACGTAATCCTTTAAATGAAACGGATAAAGCAACAACTGCTTTGTGAACACTTTCATATTTTGCAAAAACATTTTGCACGCCCAATGCATGTTCTTTTATCTGATTTTCAATCTGCGCCATTCTCTCCAAGAGCTTTTCATTCTGTTCTACTATGATAAGAATATCAGAGATGAACACCTCATCATTTAGCGTATCTTCGATTTCTTTTACTCTCCACTCTAAGCTTACAACGTTTTCAAGAATTTCATCTGCTGCTTGCTTGGTCTCTGCAAGCGTTCCGATTATTTCAGATTTCGAAACCATCGTTATTCCCCCAATGCTTTCCCAACAGCCCCATAAAAACTAATCTTCTCAAGTTCTTCTACTTGCACGATATCCAGCTTCTCTAGCTCTCCAAAGAACTTTAAAAGGTCATCCCCTGCATGCCCCACCGTTAACATCACAATTCCAAACTCTCCAGGATTGTCGCAGACTTGATAGATATGCCCGCACACTTCTAAAACTTTCTTCTCATTCTGGGGCACGCCATCAGTCACAACAAACAAAATTGTATGTTTGTTTTTATTAATTACGTGCTCTTGCCAAGCTTTATGAATCGCCTCATCAGTCTTTGTGGCGCATTCATCTGGCACCAAATTTGATATCACTTCCTGAACGGTTTCATCCGTAACATTTGAATAAATTCCAATTTTGTGACCAAAAGTAATTAACGTAATCCCGTCTTCATCAACCGTACTTGCTTCTTTGCAAAACTGTTTTGTCTTTTCCGTTGCAAAGTTAAATCGTGTTAATCCGTGACAGTCTGGAGTCTGCATACTTGCTGAAACATCAATAGCAATAATAAAATCGGTATCAGGTTTTAATTCAAAATTCATTTTTATATCCCATTAAAATAAAATGCAAACAATCCACGCCATTATAGCCGCAACTACAAATGATAAAAAAATCTTATTGAAAAATAAAATCATGCAGAAAAAAATAAGCACCAATACCGCATAAATACATAATTTTTTCTTCAAATTAATAGAAGATTCTGCAAACCCTTCGAAAACATGTCGCACGCCACATAAAATACCGTCAACAATCCCGCGTAACCTATCCACTTGTGTTTCTCCAATTTATTCGCAAGCCAAGATGAGGCCGCGCCCATTAACATTATCGAAAATATTAAACCGAATATCAGCATAATTTTATTTTCACGCGCAGCCCCCGCAACAGCCAAAACATTATCAATAGACATTGTTATATCTGCAATAACAATTGTAGCAATTGCGCTGAGAAAATCTTTTGAAAAGTCTTTTTTGTCTATAGAGATTTTCGGTTCTTCTTCTCTAAGATTTCCCCACATTTTTAAGCAAATATAAAAAAGTGAAAATGCCCCCGCGAGCATCAAGTATGAATTGTCTAGTATTTTTGTAGCAGTGAATGTGAGTATTATTCTTATCACGCACGCGCAGAGTGTTCCGATCAAGATAGCGCGTGCACGATAAGACGGTCTAAGCGCGGCGGCAGCCATTCCAATTACAATAGCATTGTCGCCCGCAAGTGAAAGGTCGATAAGAACTATTTTTGCAAAGTCTATTCCATGCGATAGTACTTCGTGCATGTTTTTCTCTCTTTAATCGAAAAGCTGGGCATAAATATAAGGCAACGGAAGCCACATTTTCATTGTTCTTTCTGCTCCACTGTTTCTATCAAAAAATTTGAGAGATTCGTCGGGCTGTTCGAATATGTCCGCGATGTAATATTGATAAGTTTCATCTACAGCTAACACTGATTTATAATTTTTTAGTATGCGAGTTTGAGTGGGCACCAGCCATTCTTGTCTCATTCTTTAATCTCTACATAATCGTCAACAAAATGTTCTGGGGAAATGCAATTTATTATCCCTCGGTAATTATAAATAAAATCACCTTCAGAAATTATTGCACGCGCCCCATTTGAAACGAAGAGAGTAGCCGCGTAATCGTTTTCTGGCTCGTCTTTTGGTTCAAAAAATAAATGCATTTTAACTTTATATTTTTCGTTAAACCAATCCGGCCAAGTATTCTTATCTAACGAAAACTCGAAAGCTTCGAATTGCCCCATTGGGTCTTTACATTGATATTTTGTCATTTATTGCCCCATTCCTTTTTACCGTAATTTCAGTAGCCCCTAACGCCGCTTGCTCTTTAGCCTCTTTCTCAAAAATTTCAATTCTAACCCGTAATTCCAATAAAAATTTAATCAAGTCATCAAGTTCAGAATTAGAAAGAATATGCGAAGGATAGGGGGACTGGTCAAGATCAAAATCGGTAAAATGAATAGTTAGAAAATCTCCAGAATGATAACTATCGTAGATATTAATTCCGCATCCTTTCGACATCATATTTTTATAAAATCTAATACAGGCTTTCATTATTTATCTAAACCTTTTAATGCTTCTGCGTGCGAAACTGTTGCATTTAAATTTGTATCAACTTTATCGCGCCAGCCGAATCTATTAGCCATATTTCTGTACCAAAGTCTGTCGTTAAAATCTTTATTGTATAATTCTTCGCGTGATTTTTTAGTCCACCAAGATTCTGATAAATCAATTCCTTCTTCTAAGGCTTTCGAAAACTCTTTATGATTTTCTCGCCATTCCCACATAGTGCTTTTTGCAACGTGCAGCTCTGCTGCAACTTCAGCAAGGGACCAACCTTGGGCCATGCATTCGAGAACTATGGGGATTACTTTAGGATCGTATTTTGTAGGCCTGCCTCCTGCGTGCGCCATAATTTCTCCTTATTTTGAAACTATATAAGCTTCGCTTTTCCATTCATCAATTCTATTGAAATTAAAAATTGCAATCGCAATTAAAATAAAAAAACCATTCACAAAAATAAACCTGATCATAAAAGATGCACCGCGACTAGATACAAAACAAAAAAAACCTCAGCCCAATCAGCCCAGCTCATCTTGCCCTTCAAAAGTCTTCTGCGTTTTTTGCACTTCGAAATTTTCTGACATTTCTAGCACGTCTAGCACGTAATTCAAATTTTCAGAAATCATTTCAAAAAGCGAGACGGGTATAACACCCTGCGTGCGCAGTACTTTAGCAATAGTGCCCACTGTATGCACTTTTTCAATAGCTTCTCTTACAAAATATACTTCCTCACTCATCGCTCTGCTCTTTAATTTTAAACGGCCTGCCGCGTTTTTTTGGCGCATCTGTAAGTACGGGCTTCTGCGCATCATCTTTTGACACTTCGCTCATGAGATAAGAGATGGGATCGAAGATGACGGGCTTACGCCCTTTACCATCGCAGTCATCGCATGTCGCCATGATCATGCCCCCTCCCATGACTTTGCCCCCGCCGCTGCACGCTCCGCATCTCATATATACAGTCATATAGTACTCACTCTTTAGATAGACCCGCAGTCATGCGCTTGTACTCACTTATAACTTTTGCTCTGTACTCTCTAAGCTCTTTTATATCTTTTCGTAGCTGCATCGTGTGTACAATCATCACGATAACTGCAAGCAGCATCAGGCACTCTATAGCGCTCATCGTCGTCTGCTCATGATAAACACAAAAAGCTCAAGAGCAGTGAAAGCGCACAAAACTAATCCGATCGTGCAAATAAAAGTCATCATGCTAAATCTCACTTATGCCAATTCGGATGATCTGCCCATGATTTAAAGCGCGCCTCTTCTTTTGCCTTCGCTTCGGCCGCTGGATCAATTTTTGGTTGAGAGAGCACATAATCCCAAAATAACAAAATCGAAATATTGATAAGAAAAAAAATAAACAGAGCCATATAACTTACCCCCAGCGAGCACACAAACAGCGTGCGCTCTATATAGTGAGAATAGCACTAAAAAAATAAATTTAAAATTTATTTTAAAAAAGACTTGACGTGTTAACTATACACTGTATACTTCACACATCGAGACGCAAAAGCGCGGCTCGAAAGCAAAGAAAACTTGGAGAAACGAAAATGTTGGATTATATGCAAGCAGCTTTTGAATCGTTGAGACAATCTGAGACTATCAGAAGCTACTACGATATCGAAGAAGATATCACTCTTGAGAATTTCTTTAGCAAACCTGGTTCTGAATTATTTGAGATTATACAAGACGGTATTTGCCTGGGATTTATTGCTAGAGCGGGCGTGCTAGCGTCGGGCGAAGAAGCTTTCAGAGTAACGTCTGACTCTGAAAGAGAATTTGTAGGCAAAAAAATCATGATTGGGGAAAATGGGCGCAGATATGTAAAAGAAGCTGGCGCTGGCACCGCACGGCTTTTAGCTGGCTTCCCATTTTCTGCGCTAGACAATATCAGCTCAGGAATCGATCACACATTAGAAGACTGGGAGCAATAACTAACGGCTTAAAAAAAAGCTTGCATTGTTCACTATATACTGTATAGTGTACATATTGAATCAGCAAAAACTTGGAGATGAAAAAATGAATAACTGCATTTTAACTGGACAAAATTCTGAGTTTGAAGATATGTCAGATCAGGAACGCAGAAGCGCATTTGACAACTACTTAGATACTAAACGCACTTGGAAACGCTTGGCAAAGAAACTCGATATAACTAAAACACTAAGTACTACTTTAAAAACAAATCATACTCAAAGCTATGAAAGCTATTATCATGTTTATTGTATAGGAATTAGAGCGCAAACAATACGATTGAAATGAAGAATCAGCAACAACTTGGAGAGAAAAAATGACTAAACAGCCCACTTTTAAGAAACTGATTCTTGACGAGCTTAAGTCAAGGAATTGGCTAGCAATCGTAAAAAAGATAAAGAGCATTCGCTCTGATTATTACTCGATGGGATCTTCGCTATACATCAAAACTGATGGTTTAACGAAACTTGAGTATATGAAATTAAATACTCTTGTCGAAAAATACAGAAGGGGACGCTTCTCAGGTATAGATGACACATACGAATATAAAAGCATGGAATTTAGAAACGAGCGGGCACTAAGTTATGTGATAATCGAAGATATAAGCAAGGGGTACTAATATGATCGCATTCAACGAAATAAACTTAAAAGCAAAGCACGTGTACGGAAACAAGCTTTACTACTCAAATTGCGAAACAGCCCAAAAGTTTTTAGTTCTCTTGCAAAAAAAGACTTTCGGTGAAAACGATATAGCTAGAATAAAGGCGCTCGGATATGAAGTTAAAATCACTGGCGAAGAATGAAATTGATAGCGGAGTAAATTTTGATGTTAGATAAAATTCACAGTTTTTATGCTGAACGTGTAATGGACATGAAGAACATCATTCTTCAAGAAGATAGATATCTTCTTGAGTTGATAAGAGCGGGAAATATTTTTGCGATAAGAGAGCATAAAAAGAAAATGTTGGAATCAAAAATGTTGCTAAAGAAATGCGAGGCTGAACTTAAAAGATTTAATGATTATCTCGATGCAAAGGGTCAAACATGGGAGTATCAATGGAAAATTTAAAAACATTTGGCAAAACGCTAAAAGAAGCCCGCCAGCGAGCGGGCTATACTTTACGCGGATTTGCTCAAGCTGTAACATTGAGTCCGACATATATTTGTCAAATTGAGTTAGGCAAATGTCCTGCGCCGAGTGCGATTAGAATAGCTGCATTTTGTGATTTATTAAAGATCGACAGTGAGGAGCTTTTTTCTCTAACAAAAAAAATTCCCGCGGATATCAAAGATATTTTAATTGGTGAAAAATCAACAATAATTGAACTGATTAGAATAGCCGATTCTTTAGATTCGAATCATTTACACAAATTA